CTCAAAAGTAGATATGTGGTACGATGCGATTGTAGAAATCTTTCCTAAGTACGACATCAACACGCCTGAGAGAATGGCTGGATTTATCGCACAGTGTGCCCACGAAAGTAACAACTTCAAGTCACTTGAAGAGAATTTGAACTATAGTGAAAGCGCATTGAATAGAGTATTTGGACGTTACTTTGGTAAAGCACCAAAGCGCAACGCAAAAGAATATGCCCGTAACCCAGAGAAGATTGCTAACTACGTATACATGGACGAGTTTCGTAAGTACAAGATGGGCAACGTCAAAGAAGGAGACGGATGGTTATTTAGAGGTCGTGGACTGAAGCAACTTACTGGACGTGATAACTACACTAAGTTTGGTAAGACTGTGGGTATGAGTGCCGAACAAGCCGCTGAATACGTAGCAACAGAAAAAGGTGCCATCGAAAGCGCATGTTGGTTCTGGAAAACTGCTAAACTAAACGCTATCGCAGATACTGGTGATATCGTTAAAATGACTAAGAAGATTAACGGTGGCGATATTGGACTTGCTGATAGAACAAAGCGTTACAAAGCCGCTATTGAGATTATGGGTGGAAAGATTCCTGCTACTAAAAAGTCTAGTGTGAAGCACACGACTGTAGGTGTTGGAGACAGAGGAGATACTGTTGCGGCTGTACAAAAGGCACTCGGTATTGGATCTGATGGTATTTTTGGACCTGGTACTAAGCGTACACTAAAAGCATGGCAAGCCGCTAACGGTTTGAGTGCTGACGGAGTAGCTGGTCCTGCAACGTTAAAGAAACTATTAGGATAGTAAAATGATTAAAAAGTTCAGCGACTTTAGAACAGAAGCAAAAGACTCGGGCGAATATGATAACGAAGGTGGTATGGCTAAGACACAACTACGTGGCGTTATCGCAGACGCAGATCATATGATCAAGATGTTTGGTGACGATGACAATTTGCCAGAGTGGGTACAAAACAAGATCACTAAGGCAGCCGATTATCTAAACTCTGCTCATCGATACATGATGAACAAAGACGGAGAAGAGTAATGGCTTGGGTTACAGTTACAAATAACACAGAGTGGGAATACGATAATGCGGCGACAGCATCGGATACGTATTCAGACACTCCTGGTACTATAAGTGGTGGTATTAGAACGTTTACGTTACCTGGAGGTAACGCTAGACAGACATATATCAAGTGTAGAAAAACTAGTAACCCACCAGGAACAGGCGAACTAGACAAAACATATTGGGACGCACAATAATGAAAAAATTTAAAAGGTTTAACGAAGACACGATAGATGCTGTATGCGAAGAGTGCGACATTTATGCAGATTTGGTTTTAGAAGCATCTGAGTATGAAGGAAGAAAGGTTACGCTGAACGATCCTTTCAGACTTCCCAGTGGCTCTAAGAGAAAATTTGGAGTGTATGTTAAGAATGAAAAGGGCAATGTAGTGAAAGTGCAATTTGGTGATCCTAACATGGAAATCAAACGTGACGATCCTGCAAGACGAAAGAGTTTTAGGGCAAGACATGGGTGTGACAATCCTGGCCCAAAATGGAAAGCGAAATATTGGTCATGCTATCAATGGAGAGCAGGCTCAAAGGTCGACAACTAATAAATAGTAACATAATAAATTAAAGGAGAACACCATGTTTAAGAAACCAGAAAACATTAGACCACTACCAGACGGTATGGTAGATGCATTCACTGCTAAAGTCTCATCTCAGGGATATAAAATGCCTGAAGCAGAGCCTGTTGTAGAAGCTGAAGTAGAAGTAGAAGCACAGCCTGAAGAAGTGTCAGAAGCAGTTGCATCACGTAGCGCAGATAAAACTAAGCCAGGTGACGGTGACACTAAGATGCCTAAAGTTGCTGATGTGACTCCAGAAATTGGTATGATCTCATCGAAAGATAAGGCTGCCAAATCTGTAGAGACTGCTGTTAAAGCCGCTTCACAGCCTAGCATGAAAGAAGGCTATATGTCTAAAGAAGAGATGATCAGTGCTACTTACTCTGAAATGAAGGGTATGTCTTACGAATCTCTTTGCTCAATGGCTGAGAAGTATAAGATGAAGTGTGGCTCTTGTGGTGACAAAAAAGAGCAACTTAACGCTATGTATGGCGAAATGAATTCCATGCCTTTAAAAACTCTTAACGCTATGTACGAAGGTTCATGCGGTACTCACTCAGAAGGATTTGAAATCGTTCAAGACGGTGGCACAGTTGAAATGGTAGATATCGAAGAAGATAACTCTAATGACAAGTCAGACGATGGTGAAGGTATGGATAAAGTTCAACCTAAAGCTGTTAAGAAGAAGTTTGATGATCGTAAAGATAAAGACATCGACAACGATGGCGATGAAGACGAATCAGATGAATACTTACACAAGCGCCGTAAAGCAATCTCTAAAGCTTTGGAGGATTAAATGACTGACGAACTAAACGAAAAATTTAGTCCTATGCATATCAAGCAAGCGATTGGTATTGCGTCTGATAAACGCTATGCCGGTGGCAATATGACTGGTGCAGTCAAAGCTATTGAGAAGATGAAAAAAGGATTGTCTGATCATCCACAAGTTAGGGCGGTACTTAAGCGTCAAAACGAAGATGTGAATGAGAAGTTCGATCCTGCTGATCTTGATCTGGTCGCAACTGACAAAGACAAAGCTGGTGCGAAGATGAATATTATCATGCAGTTGCGTAAAGCGGCTGACGTGAGAGGCAATCTGCCTATTCAATTTGCTGACGGTAAGAAAGCTAAGTTGCCTCCAAAAGTCATTGAACTTGCGTTGAAGAAGTTTGCTTCTTTCCGTAAGCCAGATGCTAAAGAGAAGCTTCAAACTGCAATGGGTAAATCATACAAAGATATGGTACATGCTCTAAAGACTATGCGTGAAGAAGTGGAACTAGATGAAGCAATGTTCACTGTCACAGTGGCAAAGGGTGGACCTGGTGGAAAAGACCTTAATGTAAAGGTTAATGCAAAAGACAGAATGGATGCGGCAAAAGTATTTCGTAAGAGCAATCCTCGCTATAAGAACGATGAGATTTCAATTAAAGAATCTATTGAAGAGGGCGTAGACAAGGCTAAAATTCAAAAGCAGATTGATCAAGCAGAGAAATATCTCAAGACTTTCTTTGGTAACACATCTTCTGTTAAGATGAAGAAAGTTGCTATTCAGAGAAAAATTGATAAGCTGAAAAAACAACTCAACGAAGCTGAAGAAGAGTACTGTGATTGCGGATGTGAGTGCGGAAAGAAAATCTGTGAATCATGTGGTAAGCCACATAAGCCAGAGAACATTGAAGAAGCGAAGCGTAATATCAAGATTGCTAAATCTGGTAAAGGCACTAAATTAGTCAACAAGCAAGAGTTGGGAACATATCTTCAGATGGGCTGGAAAGAAGTCAAAGAAGATGCTGATCTTCAAGAAGCACCTAACTATAAACTATACCATAACACTTTTAGTGGAGCAGTGCAAGAAGCAATTGCTGTTGCTAAGAAAAAGGGATTTGATGTTGATGAAGATGATTGGTCTGATAAAGTCGCAACAGGACCTAAGAAGCCCAGTAAAGACAAGACTAACTCATATTCTATTAAGCTGATGAAGAAAGGCAAGCCCGTTCGTCAAATGCTTCAGATTCAAGTCTATAATATGGGCGCAAAATATGAACTGAACTGTTACGTTCAATAAATACTAAGAACCATTTAAAAGGAGAAATAAAATGGCACTATGGGGAAATACAGACGTTGATGCAGATATTCCGTCTCATTTGAGTACGGCTGACAACGCAAAATGTTACTTTGTCGATATCACTGAAGCAGGTGTAGCGGCTAACAAAGCAAAAGGTCTAAACACTGGTGGGTGGAATCTTTATTCAACCTACACTGATGGAACTGGCGCAACTCGACACAGAGCAGAAACTCTTGTAGCTATGGGTGTTACTGCGGCTGCCGCAGGCGATGCTGGTACTACTGGTGTTACTGCTGACGAAGACAACGTTGTAGCTGATAGTTAATCCGCTGACAGTTATAAATATACTGAAGAGCAATAAAGCTCTTCGGTATTATAACTAAAGGTGAATAAACTATGAAACTTGACGAAGACAGCTTCTTGCTGTATGCTGCCA